TCCCTGCTGCGCTTCAGGTTCGAGGACCCGGGAGCGCCACAGTCGGGAATATAGCTCTTTGGGATTCTTCGGCTGGGAATCTGTTGAATGATGCGGGCTATGCCCCGCGCGAGGTTCTGACCGCAAACCGCACCTACTATGTCCGCACCGACGGTAGCGACAGCAACAATGGACTCGCAAACACGAGCGGCGGCGCGTTCCTGACGATTCAAAAGGCGGTTGACGCCGTCGCGGCGCTCGATATCTCAATCTACGACGTGACGATCAAGTGCGGACCTGGCACGCGCACTGCGCCGGTTACCCTGAAGAAGCTAACGGGATCAGGTACGGCGAGTCTGGAAGGCGACGTCACGACGCCGTCGAATTGCACGCAGAGCGTCACCGGCGGCCAGTGCTTCACTATGGAACCCGGCGCAATATGGAAAATGCGCGGGTTCAAGCTCTCAACGACAACGTCGGGATACCCGATTAGCTGCTCAGCGACTGGGTGCGGACTCACTCTGGACGGCAATATGGAATTCGGGGCCGCGGCTTCGTACCATATCGTCGTGTCGACTGGCGGCTCGTGCAAGATGACGAGCAGTTACACGATATCCGCCAGCGCGACCAATCACATCCTTGTTCAGACCGGTGGCATTCTTTTTTACACGCCGGGAGCGGTTACGCTTAGCGGGTCACCCGCTTGGTCAGCCGCATTTATATCCGTCACGTCGGGCGGCCTTGTCTCGACTGCGGGTGCCACGTTCACCGGTGCCGCAACGGGTAAGCGCTTCGACGCCACCCTGAACGGCGTCATCAACACGTTCGGCGGCGGCGCGAACTATTTCCCCGGCAACGTGGCCGGGACGGCAACGACGGGGCAGTACGCATGATCAATCAAACCATGATTTCTTATGATCCTCGAAACTGGAACTGGATTGTCGGCGGCGATGAGAGCCGCGCATGGTCTAGTGAAGCAGGCGAATATGTTACTGACTTCCCGGTCGATCGCGTAACCCGGATTGCCAGTGAATCCGAGCTTAATGACGTGCTCCGGCCCTATGGGCTCGTGCTGCCCGCGCCAACGATCGAAGACTATAAGCTCGCGATCCAAACTCACATTGAAGCCGTGGCGCGCGCCAAGGACTACGATAGCGCTGTATCGCTTGCTGGCTACAAAGGTAGCGCTGTGGAAGCGTATGCGGCTGATGCCGACGCATTCACAACGTGGCGCGATCCATTGTGGCAGACCGTTTTCGGCATTCTCGCAGACGTACAGTCCGGCGCGATCTCGCAGCCGACAATCGCCGAACTGATTGCGATGCTTCCAGCACCGCCGTGGCCTTCATGACCAACGCACTGCCAGAAGCCACGGCACATGATCGGTAATTACATTGGCGCGCCGATTGGCGGCGTTATCAATACCGACACGGGGAACACAGGGTTTCTCGCGGTCACGCTTGATGATGCGACAGGCAATGCAACCGGGACGCTGGCGATCAGCGGCCAGGTCAGTGCAACACTCGGCGACGCAACTCTAATAGCAACTGGCGCACTCGCTCTCACGGGTAGTGCCGCCATCACGCTTTCTGACATCACTATCGCCGCGACAGGCTCACTCGACATAGCGGGTGGGGTGGGGACGGTTCTTGACGATGCGACGCTGTCGGCAACGATGGCGCGAGATCCCCAGGCCGTTCTGGGAATAGTTCTTGAGGATTCGTCGCTTATCGCAACGGCCCATGTTGCAGCGAGAGTTCTAGCGCGGATCGGTGACGGTGGGTACGCCAACACTCCAGCAGCTTTCAGCGGAAAAAGAACGATGACGATGGCAGGGGCCAACATTGGAAGAACCCAAGCCAGGGGGTCGTCTCTCACGCATATTAGCGTTGGCGGAGGTCGCCTGTGATAACACCGGGAAAGATAGCACCAGGCCAGCCGTTGAGACTGACGACAGCATTCCAAGATCAGGCCACGGGAAACTTCGTTGATCCTGACACGGTCGAGGCTCAGATCTTTTCACCGTGCGGAAAGAAGCAAACGTATGCCTACGGAACTGATGTCGAATTGCAGAAGGCATCGATCGGCAATTACTTCCTGGATCTTACGCCGGATCATGGCGGACGCTGGTGTTATCGCTGGGTGTCAACGGGATCTGGCGCTGGAGCGATAGAGGGCAGCTTCAACGTCCAGGCATCTCGCTTTGTGGACCATGATTGTTGCTGCAGGGATTACAGATGACACCGAAGCAGGTTCGCGATGTTTTGGACTATGATCCGGAGACGGGCGAATTGCGGTGGAGAAGGCGCACGCCGGATATGTTCAGAGACGGGCCCCAGTCCGCTGAGCATGTTTGCGCGCGGTGGAACTCTAAGTTCGCGGGCAAGATAGCGGGCAACCCCCATGCCGCTGGGTATGTCGCGCTCTGCTTGTTCAACCAGCAGTATCTCGCCCATAGAGTAATCTGGGCATGGGTCACGGCAGAATGGCCGGATCTTGATGTTGACCATGCGAATGCCTCGAAATCGGATAACCGCTGGGTCAACCTTCGGCTCGCCACTCGGTCTCAGAACGGGGCAAATCGCCGAGCGTTCCGCACAAATGTTGTCGGTCTCAAGGGCGTCAGCTTCAACAAAGAGAAGGGCAAATGGCGTGCTCAGATCTCGGTCAACAAGAAGTATTTCCATCTCGGCTATTTCGATGACCCATTAAAGGCAAGCGCTGCATACGAATGCGCCGCTCTCGCTCATTTCGGAGAATTCGCAGCGGGGCAGCGCTGCTAACAGCAATGGATCAGCAACCTACCAGCAAGACAGGCAAGGTCATCGGGAAGCCCTTCCAGAAGGGCAAGAGCGGAAACCCCACAGGACGTCCGAAGATCGTCGAAGAGATAAGGACTATGGCTCGCGCGCATGGCGCAGACGCCTTCAAAAAGGTCCTTGAGCTTTTGAAGAGCGACGACGAGCGGGTGTCCTTCGCAGCAGCTCAGGAAGTGCTCAATCGGGCATACGGTAAGCCAACACAAACTGTGGATATGACCATAGAGAGACGGGATGTTTCCGACTATTCCGACGCAGAGCTCATTGCCATGCTCGAAACAGATAGCGACGGAACTGCTGGAAAGGCGAAGGGCTCGCAGATCGCTCATTAATTTCAGCGAATACACGAACCGGGCCTATCGGCCTGCTGCGCACCATCGATTGATTGCTGAGAAGCTCGAGGCAATCGAAGACGGCAAGATTGATCGGCTCATGATCAACATGCCGCCGCGGCACGGCAAATCGGAACTTGGTTCGAGACGCTTCCCTGCTTGGTTCTTAGGGCGCAACCCCGAAGCAACCATCATGTCGGCCTCGTACAACCTGGACAAGGCAGAGGAATTCGGCGGCGAAGTTCGCGATATCGTCAAGAGCGCGGCCTATCGAAATCTCTTCCCGAACGTCGAGTTGAAAGAAGACACGAGAGCCAAGGGCTTCTGGCGCACGTCGCAGGGTGGATTCTACATCTCGGCTGGTGTCGGCACAGCCCTGACGGGGCGCGGCACTGTTGGACCGATCGTTCTGATCGATGATCCGCTGAAAGATAGAGAGGAAGCGGACAGCGAGCGCACCCGTGAAAAGGTGAAGCAGTGGTATTCGTCAGTCGTCCTCTCACGCTTTCCGCGCGCCGTGATCGTGGTGCAGACCCGATGGCACGAAGACGACCTGACAGGTTGGTTGCTGGAAGAGCAGGCGAGAGGCGGCGACACGTGGGATATTTTGGAACTGCCAGCGATCAGCCCGGACGGGCAGGCGCTATGGCCGGAGTTCTATCCGCTCGATCAGTTGGAGCGCATCAAACGCTCGACGCTGCCGCGAGACTGGTCGGCTCTCTATCAGCAACGCCCAGCACCAGACGAAGGCGCGTATTTCAAGCGGGATTGGTTCCGCTGGTACGAGAACAGGCCGAAGCAGCTCAGGATCTATGGAGCGTCTGACTATGCCGTCACGGAAGGAGACGGAGACTACACGGTTCATATCGTGGTCGGCATCGATCCGGACGATAATCTGTACGTCCTCGATCTATGGCGGGGGCAAACATCATCGGATGCTTGGATTGGAGCATGGCTTGATCTCGTCCGGATGCACAAGCCGCTGATGTGGGTGGAAGAACAGGGCCAGATCATCAAGTCGATCGGCCCGTTTCTCGAAAAGCGCATGCGAGAGGAACGCGTTTACTGCCGGCGCGAACAGGTGGCATCCGCTGCCGATAAGCCGACCCGGTCACGGTCGATCCAGGCGCGCACGTCGATGGGGCGGGTCTACCTGCCATCGAAAGCGCCTTGGCTCGCAGACTTCACGCAAGAGCTTCTCGTGTTTCCCGCGGGCAAGCATGACGACCAGGTGGACGCGTTCGGGCTCATTGGCCGAATGCTGGACGAACTGATCCCGGCTTCGAAGCCGAAAGAGCCGACAGCATCTCAAGCCAGCGGCTACAAGCGATTGAACGAGGATAGGAATAGCGACGGATGGAAGTCTCGATGACTCCAAGCACCGCCCTCGTTCCGGCAGAGGCGCAAGCGTTCACGCCCGACCTTGGCCGATACCGCAAATGGTTCACGGCCTACGAGACGAACAAGCAGTTTGAAATCAACGAGCAGCTTGTCCACGAGGGCTATTACAACAGCACGGGGCACTGGACAGAGGAAGAAGCCCGGAAGCTCAGGAAGCGCGGTCAGGCGCCGATCTTCGACAATCGCATTGCGCGCAAGATAGATTTCCTCGTCGGCGTCGAGCAGCGCATGCGCCGTGACCCAAAAGGCTATCCGCGCACACCGAATGACGAGCAGTCCGCGGACGTTGCGACTGCAGGTATGCGGTATGCCTGCGACATCAACCGTTGGGAATTCGTAGGGTCGGCCGGCACGCATGACGGTCTGGTGCGGGGGATTGGCGTCTGCTTCGTCGGCATCAAGCAGGGCATGACCGGGCCGGATCCCGAGATCAAGTCCGTTCAGAGCGATCGCTTCTTCTACGACCCTCGCTCGAAACGTCCAGACTTCGAAGATGCGCGCTACATGGGCCTGCATCTTTGGATGGACATCGACGACGCCAAGGAGAAATGGCCGGACAAGGCGCAACAGCTCCAGCAGATCATCGACAGTGTTGCCGCCGGCGGAATTCTCTCCCGTGTCGATCAGAACCAGGAGACGGCATGGGCGGAGTTCGAAAGCCGCCGCGTTCGCGTTGTCGAGTTCTGGGAGAAGACACCGCGGGGGTGGACGTATTGCTACTTCGTCGGCGAAGTGATGCTCGACGGGGGAGTTTCGCCGTATCTCGATGACGAAGGAAAGCCGGATTGCCCGTACGCGGCCTGGTCGCCTTATGTGGACGAGAGAGGCAACCGTTACGGCCCAATCCGCAGCATGAAGCCGATGCAGGACGAGGCTAACCATCGCCGGTCCAAGGCTTTGCACCTGTTCACGACCAAGCAGCTTCACTTCCGCCGTGGCACGCTCGAAGACGTCGACAAGACGCGATCAGAACTCGCGAAGCCCGACGGCATGATCGAGCACGACGGAGATTGGGGTAACGAGGTCGGCATTGTCGACCACTCGATGGACGTTGCCGGGCAGTTGCAATTGCTCGAGCAGGCGCAGGCTTCACTCGAAAACCTCGGGCCAAATCCTGGCCTTATCGGCAAGGGTGGCGGTGTCGCAGATCAGTCGGGACGAGCGATCCTCGCTCAGCGTGACTCGGGAATGACCGAATTGTCTCCCGTGTTCGAGCGCAACAGGGATTGGAAGCTGCGCGTCTATCGCAAGCTCTGGTCGCGCATCAAGCAGTCCTGGACCGCTGAGAAGTGGATCAGGATCACGGACGAGAACGACGCTCCGCAGTTCATCGGGCTCAACCAGTACAACATCGACCCTCAGACCGGGCAGGCTGTGAGCCAGAACGTCGTCGCCATGATCGATGTCGACATCATCATGGAAGAAGGCCCGGACGTCATCACGATGAACGAGGAGTTGCTGCAGACGCTTTCGCAGCTTGGTCCGAATGCGGTTCCGCCGAAAGTGCTGATCGAACTCTCGAACGCACCGAATAAGGAACGTCTCTTCAAGATGATCGACGAGGCGACACAGCCGGACCCGGTTGTGCAGCAGATGCAGCAGCGCATGGCTCGGCTCGAACAGCTGGTTCAGGCATCGACGGTCGACAAGAACGTGGCGCAAGCCGAGTATCAGAGAGCCCAGGCTGTTGCGGCGCTTGCCAAGGCGTTCACGCCACAGCAGCAGAAGCCGATGATGGACGAGATGGGCAACGCCATCCCACAAGCTCCGCCAGCAGCTCCGGACATGATGGCCGCAATGCAGGCGTTGAACATGTTCCCGCTGCAATATCGGCAACCGACAATCGAGCAATACGCAGAGAACGCGTCACCGCCCCAGGCGCCGCCTGATCCAGACGAACAGCAGCAACCCGGGCAACCGTTGCCGCAACAGAACGCAGCCTTACCGCCACCGTCTGGAATGCCGGGCGGATTACCCGGCAACCCACAAATCGCAGGGATGCAGTAATGGACGATGAACACCTACGGCTTGAATGCCTGAGGATCGCTCGTGAAACTGGTTCTTTCGGTCCGGACCTGATTATAGAAGCTCAACGGCTGTTCGATTTCCTCAAGGGCCGCAACCAGAACAAGGATGGCGAGCGTCCCTTCAAGGATTACAAGCCAGAGTAATGTAGTGTTTCGTGCGTAAGACTCGCCGCCTCAAGCGGCGTTTCGCGACCATCCGCGCGTAATCGGATGAACCTCGCACCAGCCGGGCGACATCGGCTGCTTTCGTGACCAGCAACGATACTGCGGAG